ATGCGTATTACTGGTACAGATATAGGTCAAGACAAAGACACACAGATTACCACTATAGTATCAGGCCAAAACATAAGTATGACTAGATCCGTAAGCCAAAGTGCAAGACTGTCATTAGACGGTTCTCAAAGCTATACTATTATCTTAGTACAAGACGGAGTATCAAATACAGTAAAAGTAAATGGTGGTTCTTCAACCACTATAACTATTAAGCAAGGGTCTGGATGAAAAAAACTATTATATTTTTAAGTTTATTTACAGCACTAGGGTCTGTTTATTATTTTCAACCAGTAGCCTACGAAATATTAAAATTAAAAACTTTTGATAGTTTTATACAAGAGAAAGAAGAATCAGGTAATTTCGTAGTTTTAAATATAACAGAGGAAGATATAGCCAATGAAGGTGGTTATCCTTTATCAAGACAAACATTAGCTCAAATACATATTAATTTATTAAGACAAGGGGCTATGGGCGTAGGTTGGGTTATGGCTTTTCCACAACCCGATAGATTTGGTGGTGACTTTGAGTTTACTGAAGCTTTGAAATTTTCTCCAAGTGTTTTGGCTATGTTTGAAGGAGAAGGTCAATATCCGCCTACATCTGGCACTGTTATTTTAGGACCAGAAGATACTGGTGGCATGATGGCAACAGGTGTAATACAAAATATTGACGTTTTAAAATACAACGCTAGTCAAGGTATAGCAGTTGCTCGTACTGATGCAGATAACTTAATACGTAGACTACCTTTACTCATGCGTACATCTGATGGCTGGGTATCTTCATACGGTACGGAAGTTCTTAAAGTTTTAGCTGGAGCAGATACCTACGTTATAAAAACGAATGATAATGGTGTTGAAGAAGTCAGAGTAAAAGGATTGCCTCCAGTAAAA